CGCAAAACCTCGTTGTTGCTTCCGCTGTTCTCGGCCAACACACGCCGGATCTCCTTCCGCACGTCCTCATATGCCCCAGCCTGCCCCTGCTCTCCCTCGGGCGGCACTCCCATGGCACCCATGGCTCCCATCGGACCTAGCTCTGGGAACTTCTGCATGATTTCGGCCTGGGTCTGCGCCTGTGCCATGGCAGTCGCCTCGTCCTCGTTCTTCTTGGCCTCACTGGCGAATAGCGCGTCTTCCTCAGACATGTGGAAGATGTTCGCAACAATCCACGGCATCGTGAAGAAGTCTCTCAATGCCGCAGCCAATGCAGCTCGCGCGTTCCACACCTCGATCTGCTGCATCTCAAAAATGCTGCTCGGTGCCGGCATTCGTAGATCCCACTGCACAGAATCAGGGTCGATGTTGAGCGCCGCTAGATGCACGCGCACCACCTGCGACAACCCGCTCACAAACTCGTGCTGTATGCGCAATTCCAAGCGCGCGAATTGCACGTCTTCCTGAGTAAGCGCAGCACGATTTGTCGTCTCTGTCCCACCGAGATACTGCGGTGGAATGCGGATCGCCGCGTACAACTTCTTCAGAAAATACCCAAGCACATTGGTGTCGTCGTAGTCAGGCCCGGAAAGCACCTCAACGCGAGAAGCCTCTTTTCCAGCCCGCGTCGGGATAAAGATGTCTTCGTCCTGTGAGTTTTTGACGAACACCCCAGAGTCAACCGCGAAGTTGTGCCACCCATCCACCGTGATGCAGCCCGTGTCCATGGTGCCGTCCAACCATTCCACGGAAGCAATCTTATGGTTTACCGTTGCCGATGCACAAAAATCCTGCCAGTCACGATGGCCATCACGATGGATGATCTTCCGCGCATGATACAAGTCGAATTGCACCTTCTTGCGGTTCGCATTCAATTCACAAAACTCCTCGTGTATGGGGAGTTTCCGCATGGCGACCACGGCATCCGAAATCTTCAACGTGGCGTTCTCCTGCACCAAACGCCGCAACTCTGGCAGTAGGCCATCAGGATACTTGATCGCAATTTTCTCTGAGCGAACCGCGTTGTCCGCCTCGTGCTGCGGGCTTCGATTGTACGCAACGATATTTTGTCCCTTGTCGTACACGCGGTTGTAGTGCGACGTCTGCTTTGAATGAGCCTCCGACTTGTTCCAGCGACGCATCCTCCGCGCCTTCTCACCAGAATGCCGACTGCTGTGCTCCTCGGGCGCAAGCGCCTCCAGATTTTCTGGGTAATTGTTGCGCTTTCGGTCGTCGATGTGATGAACTTGACGCTCTGTCAAATCGCCATAGAAGTGCTCGGCCACCATGCGATGCACGGGAACCAACGCCTTCCACTTCTCAGGTCCACGTTCTCGATGATCCTGATTGACGACATACTCATAGCCGCCAGGATTGATCCCTCGGTACAGAGGCATGACAGAATCGCCAGACTCCAAAAGCTGAGCCTGCTTATACGTTCCATCGCGCAATAAAAATTGGTGATCTGGCGTAGCAATAATCTCCTGGCAGTTGTCCAGCGTCACTCGCACCACTCGCGCATTTCGACGTGTCACGCCAGCCCACGAGATCTTTCCCGGCTTCACACGCTTCGTCGCTGGGTCCATGGAGTACACATAATTCTGCACACCGCCCTCATGATCCATGATGAGATCGCGCAACGGTCGCGTCGTGCCGTTCAGCAGCGGAATGCGCGTATCCAGCGACAGACACATGGGATTTATTCTAAAGTCTAGTTTTCCTGTAGATGGATCGACGATCCGCTTCTTCTTATAGCGACGCCGTACCTCATCGACCATGGCCCGCGCCTCGCGCGGCGGCATCTCCCCGGTGTCAACGTAGAACGCAAACCTCGACGGAGACTTGGTGAGCTTGCAGACCAGGCTGGAGTCCTCCAGCATGATCAAGCGCTTCCAAATCCACCTCGCCGAGTCCAATAGTGAGTAGCCGTACAGGGCGCGCATCTGCTTCCCTCGAAGCCTCCAATGCACAACCTCCCAAGGATAGAAAAAGACCGCGCTAGATCCATCGCGTTTCACACGCAATTTTTCTAGGTCATCACGCGTCGCAATGTTGAACGCAAACATCCCCGAAGGATCCTGGACAAACCCAACCAAGTTTCCGCGACCGTCGATAATGCGACGCATGGTAGGAGGCGGCAGCCAATTTAGGCCCAACACCCCCTTCTCGTTCACGACCACTTCACAGAAAATGTTTCCGTATTTTCCCATCGTCCGAATCGCAACCCAAATGTCCTCTTCGATTCGAATGCGCCGATGTAGCAGGTCGTTAATGATGTCCCGGACGATCTTGTCTTTCGATGTGGCCCAAATCACCCGCCCATGCACGGCATCTATGATCGTCGCGTCGTCGGCATAGATGTCCAACGCCGAGTTGTGAACGAACACACCCTCGCAGGCGAAGTTGTGATACTCCGGCACCTCGATGTCGTACACATCGTCGTAGCCGTCTGGCTCCACAGACACCACCACATGGTTGGCGTATGCCGCCTCTCCCTCATGAATGGTCTGCACGCACTGCCCCAACTCTGAGCGTGTGATGCCCATCTTGGACATGCGACGTGCGAGTGTCGAATCATCCACATGAAGCTTGCGCGCCGCCTCCGAGATGGAGTGCGAGGTCTGCACAGCCACGCGCACCACGTCCGCCGCCAACGGGATCGTGTGCGCCTCAGCAATCTTCTGGCGATGCTCATCGGACAGGATGCCCTTGGGCTCAGGATTGCCAGACAGCGACGTGGACGGCGCACGCACAGCAGATGCACGCTGCTTGCCCGCCGAGATCGCGTTGGACATCTGGAGCTTCTTCACAGGGTCCGCCCAACGATCCGTGATCTTGGCCGCGATGCGCGCTCGGATCTCGGGACGCTGAACGATCTCATGGATCTTTGTATGCGCAGCGCGGCTTTCCACCACTATGTTGGCCGGATGCGCGTTGGTCTTGTCCTCGTCGATATGGTGAACGACGTGCCCCACTGGCACTGGTCCACCAAGCAGAAACTCCTCGGCCACAAGCGTATGGATGTTGTGATAAATAGTGCTTCGATGCGCATCTACAAAGAATGGATCACGAACTCGCAAATATCCATTCTTGCCGACACCATCAGAACACGGCATTAGCCGATCTCCAGCCTTCAGTGCCTGTGCAGGAACATAATGCCCAGCCCGCAACATGAACAGGTGCTCTGGCGTGCAGCGGATGCTCCAGCGCCGCTTCTCCTTGCCGGGCGAAGATCGGTGTTCCTCGAACGTTACCTTCACCACAGGCACGTTGCTGCCCGTCTTCACCGGCCCATTCGCCCGTGCTGGCACGATCTTCCGCCGCGCATGGTCGATAGCAAGCACGTACAGCGGCTCGTCTGGATACTGCTCCCGCCGCGCTGCTAACGACCCCAGACTCTCCCACTTGATCCCTGCAATTGCCATGTCTCCTCCTGGCGTGCTGTTCTTTGGCACGTCCAGAATAGCGACCTTGCAATCTCGGGTCAAGCAAGATATTTCTGGGTAATCGTCCATGTTTTCATAGTCAGAATACCGAAGCATGAGATCGGCATCGACCGAAAGCATGGTGGAAAGCTGCTGGTACGCCCCGCCCATGCCGGAGTTTGGAGCGCCTGGCCCCATCTGCGGCATGATGTTCTCGCCAGACGATCCTCTCGCCAGCTCGGACACCTTCCCAGTCGTGTCACGGCTGAAGAACTTTTTGACAGTGTCCGTCCAGCCCATTTCAGTCATCTCCTATGAAAAATGGGAGCATGATATCTAATGCGGCGGCACCCGTCCTGCGAGTTAACCTCACATCTTCGAGATCCACGTCCTCCGCTGGGATCATGTCGCTCACCCAGCCATGCTCATGACCGACCGCTCTTATTGGTGTATCAGCATCCGCAGCCCACGGCAAGCGAGCGGCCTGTTGGCGAAGGCCCCAGACCACGCCAGCCAATGCATCGGCAACGTCCTTACTGGCATGACGAGGATGGTCTATTTTCCCTTTTACACGATCATACTCAAGCGATCTTAGTTCTTGAAGCAATGGAGTATACCCGTAATACTCAATCCTTTTTTCATAAATTGCCGACTTCAACTCCTCATATGGATCTATGATGCGGTCCATCGAAATCAACTCGGTATGGATTCCGTGCCGCCGAATCTGTTGGTGCATTTCCACGGCTTGGAATGAATCTGACGAAAACCCATGGATAGGAAAACCATGCGCCTGCAATTCGTAAACCAGCCTTCTCAAATCCGGCATGTAGATTTGATCGCCGGTCGGAGGCCGAATGCACAGAAGCACCTCGATGACGTAATAAGGCGCGGTGTCCGTATAGGCATGGCCGTCCCCGTCACGGCGCACTACCTCTACCCATCTTTCTATCCGCCCCATCACGAATCCAGTCGAGTCACCTGAGATGGAAGTATCAATATGAATCCAACGAGGATGGCTTGGAGATTCCTTCGGTGCCCATGCGGCTTCTACAAATCCACCCGGCAGTCTCCGCTCGATCTTCCGACATAGCGTATCCCAAGTGAACGTCGCCGGCGACCCAGCCACCCAGACCTCGCTGGAGAATGGATGCGGACGATCCACTATGCAGGCGTCGATGGCATCCACCCTCTGGAAGAAAGCCGAGATGGCCTGCGTGGACACGCCCGCGATGTCTCGCAACGAGTCCTCAAGATTAGACTCGAAGTCCTCCCGGTACTCCACCGGCACCTCGATCATCCATGCGTTGTTTTCCTGCAAAAACTCCTGCGTGATCTCGTTGTACTCGCCCTCTTCGAGAATACGAGACCGAAGGCTGGATTTTGAACACAGCACGTAGAACCATTTACCACAAAAATGATCCCTGGGCTTCGATGTCCACGCCGTGTGATCTCGAACGAACACAGTTGGGTCTCGACGCGCGTCCCGCAACTTGCGCTCTGTGAAGCTGTCCAAGGTCGCCGCCGAAGACACCATGATGACCATGCCCGGAAAGTCGCCGCCAGCGATCTGGAAGCGCGACTT